GGTATTAAAGCCCCTGAATACATGGGAAACCATTGTCATTATATTGGAGGTTGGTCTAGTGTAATCAATATTAATGAGGTAGTTAATACTAACCTTGATACTGATTCTTCGCAGGCTTCTATTGCCGGTAAAGGTGTTTCTAGTAACTCCGGTCATACTATTACTTATGATTGTGGTGCTGAACATCAGGTTATTATGTGTGTTTATCATGCTGTCCCTATGCTGGATTGGAATCTTACTGGCCAGAATCCTCAATTGACCGTAACCGCTATATCTGACTTCCCTCAACCTGCATTCGATCAACTTGGTATGCAAGTTGTTCCTGCTTTGAATCTTCAAAATAATCCTGGTCTTAAGACCTCTGGTGCTCTTGGATATAATCTCCGTTATTGGCAATGGAAATCTAATATTGATACCGTCCACGCTGGTTTCCGTAATGGTGCTGCGTATCAAGCTTGGGCTGCCCCCTTGAATGGCTACCAAGTGTTAACTGGTTCCGGCGCTTGGTCTTATCAGTCTATGAAAGTTCGTCCTCAGCAATTGAATTCTATTTTCGTTCCGCAGATTGACGCTACGAATTGTTCCGTTGCTTTTGACCAACTGTTGTGTAATGTTAATTTCCAAGTATATGCGGTTCAGAATTTGGACAGAAATGGTTTACCTTATTAATTATGTGTCGTTATGAGAAAATTTGATTTTACTCCTGAGTTTATTCCTGATACTTATCAACCTCAATTAGTTGAAGGTAATCCGTGCTATGTAGCTTCCTCGTATGACTCTGTTATGTATGATGAAACTCCTGACGGTGATTTGATTCAATGCGATATGACTCAGATTCTTTTGAATCAGGAAAAATACCGTCGCCTTCTTGGTGATATGAATGTGAATAACATCCTAGCCCAGATGCATCCTACGCAGTCTACCTTAATGGATGATATGACTGATGAAGAACGTTTCAATTGTGTTATTTCTCGTCATTGTCAAACAATGTCTGAACGTCAGGCTGTATTGCGTCAATTGGCTTCTGAACATTCTGAATTATCCAGGTTCGCTGAATCTATGTTGGCAGAGCAAAAGTCAGAGCCCGAGTCTTCGTCCGCACCTGACTCATCTGCTCAATGAGGTTCTATGATATCGGAGAAAGCCCCTTAATGGGGCACTCCGAAAAACATATTGCTCCGCTTGTTCTTGGAGGAATTATCGCTGCTGGCGCTTCACTTGCAGGTAATGCTATTGGCGCATCTTCGCAGAATAAGACTAATCAGACCAGTATTGACATTAATCGTGAGAATAATGCGTTTAATGCCGAGCAAGCTCAGATTCAGCGTGATTGGCAAGAGAAGATGTGGGGTATGAATAATTCTTACAATTCTCCCAATGCTATGGTCGCTCGTGGTTTGAATCCGTTTATTGGTTCTTCCGCTGGTGCTGGTGTTTCTAGGTCCCCCGCTTCTGGAGGTTCTGCTGCTCAAGCCGCTGGTATGCCTTCTCTTCAAGCCTTCCGCCCTGATTTCTCTGATGTCGGCACCTCTCTTGCTTCTATGGCTCAGGCTCGTGCTGCTATGATGAATGCCGAACAGAATGCCGTTCTTACACCTTATCGCATGCAGGAGATCCTTGGTAACACGAATTATCGTAATATCGGTATTGGTCAGTCTGGTTATTGGAATGCTTCTACTGGTCGTCGTTCCGCTCTCCTAGATCAATCTAAAGAGTATCAGGAGTTAAAGAATATGGAGTTTGCTGGTCGTCTTACTTCTGCCCAGGAAGCTCAGATTCTTTTAGATTCTCAGGCTCAACAGGTCTTGAATAAGTATCTGGATGAACAGCAACAAGCCGACCTCTTTATTAAAGGTCAGACTCTTGCTAACCTATATGCCCAAGGTGCTCTTTCTGAAGCTCAGTATAAAAATCAGATGGCTCAGGCCGTGAAAACTGCCGCTGAAACGAATGGTATTCGTATTAACAATAAGATTGCTGAGTCTACCGCTGATTCTTTGATCTATGCTAATATCCAGTCTAATCGTGCTCGTGGTTTGTCTTCTCTTTGGGATTCTAAGAATATGAATGTATTGAAGAATATAGAGTATTCTAAAGATAAGGCTTTGCGTGATTATTATAAATGGTCTTCCAAACAGAAGCAGAAGGATGTTGATTCTTATGAATTGCGTAACGCTATAGATTACGGCTCTCGTATTTTTCAAGGTATTGGCAATAGTATTGGTCGAAAATAACCTTTAGGACTAAAAGCCCATCGCGGCGCTTGAGCGATATACACCCGCCGCCTGCGTAAGGCCTGGTATAAAATGGAGCGGAGCGACTTCCTTAGAGAAGCGTTCCGCTTCGGTATTTTAGCACGTAGGTGCGCAAAGGCAGGTTCTACCTGACCTGCCGTGCCTATACACCTTGTATACATCCACTTTGTTATTCAAGCGAAGCCCCTAGTTCGATGCGAACGCAAAACTGAGTTATCCTCTCAGTTTCTCTCCTCTCTTGTCCATAAACGTCGAACTCACACAAGACCGTACTAAAAAAAAATCCGTAGAAATCTTGTATATATAAAAAATAATATCTTCCTTTGTCCTCTGTAGAAGCTAACTCAGTATTATTAACATTAAAAAAGATTATGATTATGCAGAAATTTATTATTTCAGTTAAAGGAAAATCTACTGGTTGTGATGTTGTTCCGCCTTATATTGTCAATTCTCTCGATGGTCTTGGAAGTTATTCTGAGCGAATGTCTTCGTTGGGCTTTATCATTATTGTGGATTCGATTAAAGAAGAAAGTGATTTTGTTTATTTTAAATCTCAAGACAATGAAAAGTAGTAATATCTGGAAAATTGTTATTGGCGCTGTTTCTGCTGCTTTAGGTTACATTCTTAATGCTATTGGACTATGAATTATACTCTTATGCATTTTCTTGAGTACTTGTTGTATTCTAATGTTCATTTTTCTGTAACTAGTGCCAGACGTACTCCTGAGCAGAATAAAGCTTGCAATGGTGCTCCGAATTCTCAGCATCTTGTAGGTGAAGCTGTTGATATTAAGCCTTTTGGTTCTACTACGTTTAATAAGTTGCTTGAAGAGATTCATTTTTTTTCTGATAATGTTTCGCCATTTGACCAGCTTATTATATATCCGACATTTATTCATGTTTCATTCTGTTCACGTAATCGTCGACAGGTAATAGATAAGCGTTGATACTTATGAAATATTCGCCGGAATTGCTTAAAGCTGTTGACCATTGTCAGCATCGTTCATTTATTACCAACAAATATACCGGTAAGCGTATCGCTGTAGATTGCGGTCAATGTGACTACTGTATCCATAAGCGAGCTCAAAAGGCGTCCATGCGTGTGAAGACCGCTGGAAGTGCCTTCGAACAGTGTTGGTTTGTTACGCTCACCTATGATAATGAACACATTCCTCTATTCAATTGTGAAGTATACTATTCTGAATACGATGATGTTTTAAGTGATTCCGGTGTTGTTCATGGTTATGAGAAACACGCTTATGTCCAGGTGTCTAAGTTTTGCACCACTGATCCTCAGCGATTGCAGCATATATACTTTACACAAGTACAAGGTACAGTACCGTATAATCGTGAGACAGGTCAATATGAGCCGATTAGAGAGAATTGGTTTCTTTCTATGGATGCTATCCGTTCCTTTATTGGTAAGACGCAGTCCGCTACACCTTACGGTAAGGATGGAGAGCTTTCCCGTAAATACGGTAATAACCTTATCCCTTACCTGAATTACGTAGATGTTCAGAATTATATTAAACGATTACGTAGACATTTAGATAGATATACCAATGAAAAGATATCTTTTTACGCTGTGGGAGAATATGGCCCAGTCCATTTCCGCCCGCATTTCCATTTGTTACTATTCTTCAACTCGAAGGAAATCGCCGATGTCCTTCGAGAGTGTCATAGTAAAAGTTGGAAGCTCGGTCGTTCAGATATCCAACGTTCCAACGGTGGATGTTCATCGTACGTTGCGTCGTACGTTAACAGCTTGGCTTCTGCTCCCTCTCTTTATCGATCATGCCGCTCGTTTAAACCCCGGTCCAGAGCCTCTCTTGGATTCTTTGAAAAAGGTGAGACATTCGATGAAGGTGAAGATGTCTATGCGCAAATTGAAACGAAAATCGATTCAGTCATTAATGGACGAGAGTATAACTTTAATGGCATCGTTGTCAACTCGACTCCCCCCTTATCGTATATCCGTTCCTTACTCCCCAGATTTTCAGGAGCTCGCAATGATGATTCTGTTGCGATATATAGAGTTATTAGTGCTGTTGGAACAGCGCCGAAAAGAATCGCACGCTTCGGTATCATAGATTATGATAGTGATTCTATCTTGTCTATCGTGCGTGCTTATTATAAATACATAACTTTAAATCATATATTAACTGATGATGATAAGATTTTATTACATAATGCTAGGTGCCTTACTAGGTTCGTTAACAGTTCTAGCGATGTCGATGTTGAATATTTTATTAATAAGCTATATCGGCTGTTCCTTTATGTCGCTAAGTTTCTCCGCAATTGGCATCTCCCTGGCATCGGTGATGATTTGTCTCCTTATGCCGCCCGTATTAATTTTATCATTAAAACAGGTATAGACTATGAAAAGAAAGCGGACTATGTACGAATGTGTGATTCGTTGCGAATACAAGAAACATGTGAATTCCCTTTATTGCGATATTTTTATGTACCAGCCTCAGGATGTGAAAGGTCGATTGTTAAAGAGGAAGAAGACGGAACCTTTTCCGACTACACTATTCGAGATGTTATGGCCGGAATCAAACCAACCGTTTTATACTTTGATGACCCCCGAAAATTATTACTTTCCCCAGCTCTTTCTCGTCTGGTCGGACCATCCTTTAAAGCCTCGCAACCTGCAAATTACAACGATTTGTGCGACGACTTACAAAGGTGTCTTTATAACCGTGCATCGAAGTTCTGCCGTGATATGATTAAACATAAGAAGCTAAATGACGCTAATAATATATTTAACCGTATGGTCTAATTTAATTAAATTAATTATTAATGAGTGATTTTAATCCGCTAGACCGAGCGAAAGTTGCCGTTCATCGCTCTTCCTTTGACCTGTCTAGTAAAAAGTTGTTTACGGCGAAAGTTGGTGAAATTCTGCCCGTCTATTGGCAGATTGCTATCCCCGGTAATAAATACCGTATTTCCTCTGATTGGTTTACCCGTACTGTTCCCGTTAATACGGCTGCTTATACTCGTATTAAAGAGTATTATGACTTTTATGCTGTGCCGTTACGCTTGATTTCTCGTGCTCTTCCTCAGGCGTTTACTCAGATGTCCGATTATATGACTTCTGCCGCTAGTTACAATGAGAACACTACTCAACTTGCTCAAGTTCCTTATGTTCAACAGTCTCATATAAGTTCTTACTTGCAGGCGGCGAATGCTAATGATCAGACTAATACCCGTGATGATGCTGGTTTGCCGTTAGTTTATGGTTCTTGTAAGCTGCTTGATATGCTTGGTTATGGTTCTATGGTTGGAACTGGTAATACTGCTAAAGCTGCCATCACTCAGAAGTATTTAGGTCTTGACAATCTGTCAGACGGTGTTAATCCATTGGTCTTCGATACGCCTCAAACTGTTAATATCCTTCCTCTTCTTACGTATCAAAAAATTTATTATGACGCTTTTTCAAATTCTCAATGGGAAAAACATCTAGCATATGCATATAATGTAGACTATTGGACTGGAAATTCTCCCATTACTCTTGCTGCCGATATGTTGAAACTTCGTTATGCTAATTATTCGAAAGACTACTTTATGGGTATACTCCCTAATTCTCAATATGGTTCGGTAGCTGCTTTGCCGTCTTTTTACTCTCCATCTGATGAGCCTAATAGTCTAGTTGTTTATTCTGCTCGATCTGCTCCTTATTATGGCTTAATAAAGCAGGATAAGGGTACTCCTAATCTTACTGTCACCAACCAGAATTCTTCTAATGCTCGTAATGCTTTTCTTAATTCTAATCTTTCTGCCCTCTCAATCCGTGCAACTGAATACCTCCAGCGTTGGAAGGAAGTAATACAATTCTCTAGTAAGGATTATTCGGATCAGATGGCCGCCCAGTTTGGTATTAAAGCCCCTGAATACATGGGAAACCATTGTCATTATATTGGAGGTTGGT